CCGGTATCCATATATCGGAGCTGATACGACTGTAATCGACTTTGTGATAGACCCAGTGCCAACCGCACTAACTACTCTGAGCGACACCTGATATATACCAAACCCAGAATAGGTATGTGATGGGCTTTGTGTAGATGAATATGTGCCATCACCAAAATCCCAATACCATGCGGTTATAGTCGAACTTCCCGCTGTTGAAGTGTCGGTAAAATTGACTGTGTTGGATACAGTCGTGTCAACTTCTACCCAAGTAAATCCAGCGGTGGGCGCTACTCTTTTCGATTCGGTCGTGACATCCCCCGCCGCATCTGTGACAACCACCTTGGATGCATTGCCAATACCCTGTGCGATATCTACCTTGAGACCAATCGCGGTCGCCTGTGCCGTGCTAACTGGTTTATTAGCGTCGGAGGTGTTATCAACATTGGCAAGCCCGACATTAGTCTTAGTTACAGAGTGCGGGTTGGTGGTTACATTGGCAACATGACCATCTAAGATAACCTTGTCCTCGCTTGACATCAGTCCATCAACCGTGGAGGTTGCCACGTCTATAGGGTCGTCACCATCTCCGGTATGTCGGTCGGCGTGGTCAAGTTCGGCTTTATCCTCATTGAGAATAGTAATATTATCCCTGAGTTCCGCGTGGTCGCCCTCACAGAATCTTCTTGCGACCGTTGAACCTATCCCAAATGTGCTGGTAATAAGACCGGCTTCAGGAGTCAGAACCCCCAACACATTTCCTGTAAGCGTGCCGTAATAAACGGTAACAAATCCTAAATCTGTTCGCTGAATCACTATCCGGTTTGGAGCGTCCGGTAAAACGGAAGCATCCTCGACCGTAATGGTCGCAGATGTCCCCGCCACGTACTGGACTGTAAGTATAGTTTCGGGTGAACCGGCTACGCCTGAATACATGGTTTCTAAAGTCGTCATAATGATATCCATCTGGGGTTATACACAAGTTTACCACTTGCGTTTATCCCCTGAGTCGTTGCAGTAAACCGGATAGTGTTAAGACCCGGCACAAGTTGGAAAAACTTGCTTGTGCTAGTAACATAGTTTAATGCATTTGTTTCTACGTCGTCAGCGTCAATCAAAGTAACGGATTTATTACCATACTTTGTATTGATTACAAGGGTTTCCGTATCCGCTACCGTCTGTTTCACGGAGATAAATTCGCCGGTTGTAATATTCGTTACAATCGGGTGTTCCATCATTCCGCCCAGTGTGATAATGCACGGTGTCGGAGTATCTCCAGTATTGTAAAGTGACGCGATACTGTCAGATGTTCCAAGGGTGAACGGCACAATGGACGGCAATGTAAACCCGCCAATATACCCTTGCACGTTGGCTTCCACCTCGTTTTCGTCATAATAACACGGGTCAAACGCTATAAAATCGCAGAAGCCTTTCCATGACGTGGCATTATCCAGCACGTCGTTTCTAAATGACGGCGTGCCGCTATCGGGGATAACTCCAAGCGTGACAATTATCCCATCTTTACGTTTCCATAACAACACGCTTTTGCCGTATATCGGATTAATCGCACTGATAAACGCGCTTCTGTTAAGTTCGAGTTCGGTTCGATTCGCTCCGTAAACCATCAGCGAGAAGGATAATAACCGTTTGCCAATCGTCGATGTATGATAAAGTTCACCTATCGTTCCGGGCGCGGCGGTCGAGTCATGGGACACGGGATACTGAGCAAACCCAGATAACCCGTCTACGAGCAAACTATATCTAACACCGTCAAACTGGATTAACTTACCATTTGATCCAATAATTGCGTATGGTCCGTTTAAGGTTGTCATATTCCAAACCCTCCTGTATACAATCTACCCACTTCCCGCGACGCCGTAATGGCTATTTCTCCGGGGTTGGCGTTGGTCTGTGCGTAAACGTTCACAGTCGGACTGTTAGTATTGGTTATCATACTTCCCGCCGATAAGGTTGTCCCTTCTGGCGCGGTTTGTGCGTTTGATATACCGACACCGTCATATGTTGGCATTGAAGCATAAGACGGTGTAGGTATATCTACATATGATGGTATAGTTGGTAATCCCCCTATGGCATTCCCATTCTCGTCATATTCCACGTGATATGTTGCCGCAATTGCCGGATGGTCTTCAACATACTTAACATACGTTGCCCAGTTTGCGGATTTTGTGGCAAGTGCATCGGTATCTATCTGGTTCATCAGATTCTCGTGCGCTATCTGTGCTTCTTCTTGTGCCCCCAGTGCGTTCTCAAGGTCGGTCTGTTCGGTTTTGAGTTGTGTCGCGATACTATCTAATCTTGTTTGTGCATCATTAACACTCTGTCCATTAAGTTCTGCTTCAAGTGCTACTTTATCAGCCTGTATAGTTGACGATTCGGCAATGGCTTCTGCGTATTGGTCTTCTGCATCGGCTACGTCAAGGACTGCAGACCGTTCGCGGAGTTTTAACTCTTCAATATCTCCTGTATTCCCGGATGACTGAGCATCTTCTATCTCTTGCCGGATATCTGCGAGGTCTTGTATAGCGCGTGTTTTGCTGATATCTGCACGTTCAACGCCTCTATCTGCCACCTCTATTTCTTTGTCAATACCTAACGCGCGATCGATTGCATCTTTAAGGTCATCATACTCTTTTTGCAGACTAGATACTGTCTTTTTATGGTCGGTAACGGCTTTGCTTGCCTCGTCGTATGCGGTCTTTGCACCGGATGCGAGTTCTCGCATAGCCTGTTCCGTCATGTAAATAGCAATTGCGGCGTCCTGCTCTTCTAATTTCGCTACCCACTCTTTTTGATATTCTGTAAGATTCTCGAGTGCTTTGGCTTGATCGTCAACAGAGTTGGTTAACCCATCTTCCGCAACTTGATTCTTGATGATAAGGTCTACAACTTCTTTTGTTTCGTCTCGTACTTTTATCAGTGTCTCGATATGAGTATTCAGTTCGTCGTCTGCTATTTTCGTTATATTTGCCATATCTTTGATTGCATCGTTATACTCTACTTGAGAGGTTTTGGCGTCATCTGTGCGCAGTATCAACGGGAGCATAACGGCGGCAAGTCCGACAACACCAACAATAGCAAGCCCAATCGGGTTTGTCATGATTGCGGCGGTTAACCCTTTTGTCGCTATGGTTGCGGCTATGGTCGAAGCCTGAAACACGCCATACATTGTTACTAATGCCCCCACTCCAGTCGCCATACTACCAATCGCCCATAACGCCGGACCTAGACCCGCGGCAAACAATGCAGTCACGACTATAACCTGTTGTGTGCCTTTATCAAGATTAGTTAACCAGTCTGCCATATCCCCAATTGCCACAATGACCGGCATGAGTGCATCGGCTAATAAATCCCCAAACGTAATGGATAACGTTTCAACTTTGCCTTCTAACTCCCTAAACGACCCCCCTAAACCGCCCTCCATGGTTTCCGCCATGGTCTGCGCGACCCCATCACAATCTTCAAGTGCGGCGGTGTATTCGTCGATGGTCCCACTTCCCGCGGCGAGTAAGGTCAGCATACCTGGACCCGCGCGGTCTCCGAAAATGGTCATAGCGTCGGCTGTCGATAATCCGGCGTTTCCCATTACGTCGATGATTTCAGATAAGGAATGTATCTCTGGGTTGACTTCTGCGGCGGTTATGCCGTACGAAGCGAGGATACTTATAGCGTCTGATGTTGGGGATAATAATCCAGTTAACGCACCTCTTAACGCCGTGCCTGCCATTGTGCCCTGAATACCGGCGTTGCTCATGACCTGAATCGCGGCGGTTGTCATTTCAATGGATTGACCTGCCGCGGATGCTACTGGACCAACATAAGCCATGGCACTTCCGAGTAGTTCGACTGATGTATTAGATGTAGACGATGCCTGCGCAAGGATATCAGATACATGTGCTAAATCTGCAACTGTCAACCCGAACCCTGATAATACATTGGTTGCTATATCAGCGGCTGTACCGAGTTCCAGCATGCCGGCAGATGCAAGAGATAACATCTGCGGAGTGGCTTCGATAATCTCGTTTACCGTCAAACCAGCCATCCCGAGATACTGCATTGCGTCAGCGGCTTCTGATGCGGACCATGCAGTCGAT